CAGAACAGCGCGGGTATCGGCATCAAGGGTTCGCTTTGCAACTACGCTTTGATCGCCAACAATGAAGTGACCAGTTGGAACGTCCAAGGCATTTACGTTGAGAGTATGACGGCTGATGCTTTCGGTAATCGCATCGAGAACAACGTCGTTAGCGTTGGTTTGAATACTGGCGTCGGAGTCTACATTACGGGTAGCAACGCGCCTTTCACTTACAAGCAGAAGCGCTGGGTTGTCGCAAACAACATTGTCACTGGCCCATCTACGCCTGCGGTGACGGACATCGGCATCACCTGCCGCGCCGTTGATGGCGTTGTCGCCGGTAATGTGGTGACTGATTGCGACCTTGGTATCACCCTTGACATCACCTCGCGCACGGCCATCACCGGCAATCGCGTTGAATTTACGGGTACGCCGCCGACCGGCTATTGCTACGAGATCAATGGATCTGACAACACCTTCAGCGGAAATGTTTCCAAAGGTGGCAAGTACGGCTATGTGTCGTCCGGATCGTTGTCCTGCAACGGCAACAACATCACCGGTAATACTTTTGAGTTGCAGACGATCAATGCGATTTACGTCACGACCACGGGCGGTAACACGGCCAACTATCTGACGATCAGCGGCAATACGTTCAACTTTGCAAGCGCTGGCGCGTCTCGTCGTGCGTTGTATCTCACAGGCGATTGCAGGTATTCCACGATCACAGGAAACAACTTCATCGGGCCAGGATCTGGTACAGCCAATGGTCGAGCAATCTTTTTGGACGCTGCCTACGGTGAAGTCCAGATCTGCGGCAATCGTATGCAGGGCTGGGAGCGCCCGGTTGCCTTGTATTCCGCAAGCGCGATGGCGTACACGAATGTCATGTTTACCGCGAATGATCTGTCGAAAGATATGACATCTGACACCAACTGGTTGAACCTTGAAGGTTCTGCAACCTATGGTACTGGCCTGAAGCAGATGTGGAACTCAAAGGGTGGTTTCCAAGAGATCAACTATATCGACCGCGCGACTAACCTGATGATGTTGTGGAACGCCAGCGGAACTCCCGAGGGCGCGATTACGGCCTCCGTTGGGTCGCTGTACATGAACACTGCCGGCGGCTCCGGCACGGTGCTGTATGTGAAGCAGAGCGGTACTGGAAATACAGGATGGGGTGCTAAATGACAGTCACAGTAAAAGTTCTGATCCCGGCCAAGACCGCCGAGAACACGCAAACCACGCAGTACACCGCGAACGGTGTCACGACGATCATCGACAAGTTCACCGCGACGAATTACTCTGCCAGTGCTGCGACGATCAGCGTGAACCTGGTGACGGCTGCTGGCTCGGCAGGCAACGACAACTTGATCGTGAAGACCAAGACGTTGCAGGCCAGTGAGACGTACACCTTCCCGGAAATTGTGGGTCAGGTGCTGTCACCCGGCGCGTTCATCAGTACAATCGCGGGAACGGCGTCAGCGATCAACATCCGCGCCAGTGGACGCGAGGTAACCTAAAATGTTCCAGTTCCTTATCCCTGCTGCGGTATCACTGTTTGCGGCTAACAAGTCTGCAAAAGCTGCGAAAGAGGCTGCTGCAACGACCGCTGCGTCTACTGATCAAGCAACGGCCCTGCAGCGCCAGATGTACGAGGAGGGCGTTGCGCGTCAACAACCCTTCTTGCAGACTGGCACTGAGTTCTTCAATCAGCTTGCTGCATTGCAGCGCGGAGGCCCGTCAGCCGCGCAAAATTTCCTTCAGATGGACCCTGGCTACGCTTTTCGCTTGGGCGAAGGCATGAAGGCGCTGGAGCGGTCGGCTGCGGCGCGCGGTGGTCTACTTAGCGGCGCGACGATGAAAGGCCTTCAGCGGTACGGGCAAGACCTTGGCTCGCAAGAGTTCGGCGCGGCGTACAACCGTCTTGCCAGCCTCGCCAACGTCGGCCCTCGTGCAGCAGGCGTGATGAGCGATCTTGGTCAGACCTACGCCACAAACGTCGGCAACCTGATGCTCGGCCAAGGTCAGACCGCTGCCAACGCTCTGCTGGCTCGGGGCAGCGCGTACCAGCGCGGCGCTGGCGATATTGCGTCGCTGGCCGGTCGGTATTATGGTGGCTATGGTGGCGGCGCTGCGCCTATCTACCAATCCAGCCCGTCGTACATGCCGGTCATGGACGAAAATCTTCCTTAAGGCTACATCATGGCTGTGAATTTCGGCATCCTTTCGCAAGGACCGTCCATCGGCGAGCGGTTTATCCAAGGCCAAGAGGCTGCCGAAGCAGCGTCTGAGCGCAATCGTCTGCGCGAGATGCAGATGATGCAGATGGACGCACAGCGCGAGAACATCCTAGCGCAGCGTGAACAGCGCACGGCTCAAGCGGAAGATCTCCGCGCCAAGCAAGCCCGCGCGGCGGAGCGTCAACAGTTCCTGACCGGACTAAACCAACAACTCGCGCAGGGTGGCTACAAGTTAGATCGACCGACGCTGGGCCAAGTTCTGCAGTTTGGTATGCAGACGGGTGAAGATTCGTTGATCAAGTTGGCTACCGAGGGTATGAGGGCGCTGGACGAGCAAGAGGCATACGAGCGAGAAAGTCAACGGCTTGGTTTGGGTGGTGGCGCTTCTGCTCCTGCTAACGCGATGGCCCCGGCTGCAGAAGGCGTTCCTGCGCCGGTTAACGCGATGGTTGACCGTAACCGTGTGCAGCAGATGATCATGAGTCCTAACCCGCGCATCCGCGAGCAGGGCAAAGCGCTAGCGGGGACGCTGGAGAAGCCTGAAGCATCGCCTGCTGATGTACGAGCGTATGAGTATGCGGTAAGTCAAGGTTTCAAAGGTTCGTTCTTTGACTTCAAACGTGAATTGGCTGCAGCGGGTAGACCACCGGGACAACCGCGTGAACCGGCGGCGCCTACGGTCACGCAAATCCAAGATCCGACCAACCCCAACCAGATGCTTACGGTTGATGCGCGCCGGTATCAAGGCGGTGGACTCGGGTCGCCTGGCGTGATTGGTACGTCTGGCAAACCAGCGCCTATCGCCGCCGCCGAACTAAAACGCGAGGAAGGCAAGACTCAGCTCCAAACTGATTTGGACAACTTGCGTTCTGCGTTCACAGAGCTTAATCGACGCCGCGCTATCCCCAGCACTGAACGCGGAGGGCTTTCTAACCTAGCGTCTTCTGCACAAGCATCTGGGCTAGGCCAAGCTGCAGGGCGTGCTTTTGGTACAAAAGAGCAAGTCGAACGCGACGTTATCAACAGCGCGCGTCAACGTTTAGTGGCGTCTATTAAGAACGCTACCGGAATGTCTTCAAAATCTTTGGACTCCAATCTAGAATTGCAGACTATGTTGCGGTCGCTTTCCGACCCAAGCCAAGCGTTTGAAACTGCTATTCGCATCATTGACGACATTGAAGATATTTATGTGCGCGGCGCAGGGGCTAAAAACGAACCTTCTGCTCCTCGCTTGCCGGCTCCCGGCGCGGGTGGAAGCGGTTTTCCCGCGCCGCCAGCCGCTGCCATCGACGCGCTTAAACGTGGGATGGGTACAGACGCGCAGTTTGATGCAATGTTTGGTCCGGGCGCTGCTGCCCGCGCAAGGGGGCGTTAAATGGCCGCCAATCCGTTTGAGCAGTTTGTTCAACCCGGCGCGAATCCGTTTGCTCAATTTGTTGAGCAGAAGCCTTCCGAAGTGCCGATGGGCCGTCGCGTCATTCAGTTCGTTCGACCGACCGTGCAGGCTCTGGGCGGTGCTGGCGGCGCGCTGCTTGGCGGTGCTGCCGGCACGTTCGGCGCAGGGCCAGTCGGCACAATCGCCGGCGGCATGACTGGTGCGGGGCTGGGCTACGGCCTAGCCAAGAGCGGACTGGACGTACTTGAACAGCAACTCGGCTATACCAAACCGCCCGCGTCAGTAGGCGAGGCGGTCACTGGCGCGGTCAAAGATGTCGCCACAGGAGCAGCCGAGCAGGGCATCGGCATGGCGGTGGCGCCACTTATCGCTAAAGGAGTTGGAAAAGCAGCAAGCGCAGTCGCCGGACTCGGTACGTTCTCCAAGGACAAAGCCGCTAGGATTGCCAGAAACGCTTTGGGGCCAGATCTGCCGGAAGCGCTGAACGCACTCAAGGCCGCGCAAGGCCAAGGCGTCAGTGCGGCGCAGGCGACGGCTGACCTTAACAGCCCGTTGTGGCAGGCGCTGATCGACCGCGCGACAGCGCGCGATCCTCGGTTTCTGCAAGCCCTTGAGAAGTCCCAAGGTGAAGTATCGGTTAACGCGCTTGCCAAACTCGCCAGCGGCGCAACGGCAACCGAAATCCGCGCGTACACCGAAGGCATGAAGCGTGGCCTAAATACGTTTCTTGAGCCGGTCAAGGAAGAAGCACTCAAGCGCGCGAATCTCGGCCGGAATGTCGCCCAGTACGAGGCGCAAGCCGAAGCCCTCCGCGCAGGCGCTGCCGGCAAAGTTGCGGATGTCCGCCGTCTGGTTCAGGCTGGCGAAGTCGCCGGCGAAGCGGCGCAGAAAGGCTTCCCAAGGACCCCGAGCGGCGAATTGATCGGGCTGCCTCGCATTGCGGGCAAATACACCTATCCGGGTGAACTCGCCGAGGCGGCTGACCGTTGGGCGTCTGACGCGGCCAAGGCGTCGCTTGATCTGGGTCAAGGCGCGCGGTTCGCGCAGACCGCCGCCGATACGCTCCGCAGCGCGGGCATCAAACCGCTTGAGAGCGCGCCTTTGATCGCCAAAGTGCAAGGGCTTACTGCGAACCCTGAGTTTGCTGGCAACGATGTCATGCAAGCTGCGGTGACGAACCTGTCCCGTGACATCGCCGAATGGACTAGCAAGGGCGGAATCATCGACGCCCGTGCTTTGGACGCCATCCGCAAGAACTCGGTTAACGCGGCGGTGCGGGATCTGCTGAAAGGTCAAGACCCGTCAGTCCAGCGTGAGGCGGCGGCGTCGGTTATGACGCGCATCAAGCCGGCGCTGATTAATGCGATTGAGGACGCCGGCGGCGTTGGGTACCGACAGTATCTTGAAGACTACGCCAAGGGTATGCGCCGGATCGCCGAGAAGAAGTTGACCGGCGAGGCGTTGAAGCTGTGGAAAACGAACAAGGACGAGTTTGTTCGACTGGTGCAGGGCGAAGCGCCGGAAGCGGTCGAAAAGATTCTCGGTCGCGGCAACTACAACATCGCGCAGGAACTCACCGACGACACGCTGTCGGTTTTACGACAGCAGGCGCAGAAACGCCTCACCGAACTGTCGGTTAAAGGACAGGTGACGGCGGGTCAGGAAGCCCTGAAGGAACTGTTGCTCGACAATATGTCGAAGTTCCGACTGCCGTCTTACTTAAGCGCTATTTCAACGACGACAAATCGTGCGCTTTCAATCCTTGAAAACAAGATCGGCAGGAATACAATGACGGCACTCACTGAATCGCTCAAGACACCGGGCGGCGCTGTGCAGTTGCTGGAGAGTCTGCCTGCTGCCGAACGCAATCGTGTCCTGAAGTTGTTGAACAACCCGAACCAATGGAAGCCCACGACCCGCGCTGCGGTGGGTGGGGCAATTTCAGGCGCGGCTAACGCTCTCGCGCCTGAACCCGAAAACGCTCTCGCTCAATAATCATGTCCGACATCGAGAACAAATTGTCCACTCACGAAGCCGTCTGCGCTGAACGATACAGCGGCATCAACGCCCGTCTAAAGCGCCTTGAGACTATTCTCATCGGCTCGGCCGGTGCAATCATCCTGCTGCTTCTGAGTGTGGCGTTGAAGATCAGATGAACTTTGATCAAGCCATCCGCGAACTGCTCCACCACGAAGGGTCGTACTCCGATCACATCGCCGACCCCGGAGGTCGGACCATGTACGGGGTGACGGAACAAGTGGCGCGCGAGATCGGCTATCGAGGTGAGATGCGAGAACTGCCGCTTGATCTTGCCAAGCGGATCTACCTCGAACGTTATTGGAAACCCATCAGCGCCGACGATCTGCCGCCCGAGATTCGCTACGCTGTGTTTGACGCGGCGGTGAATTCAGGTGTCGGTCAGTCGGTCATCTGGCTTCAGCGGGCACTCGGCGTACAGATGGACGGCATCATCGGCCCGGTGACGATCCGCGCGGCCTACGCCGCTGACCCGTACCTCTTGCGGGCCAAGATCCTCGCCACCCGGCTCAAGTTCATGTCGAACCTCACCACCTGGCCGTCCTTCGGTCGCGGCTGGTCAAGGCGCATCGCGCATCTGATGGAGATGGCGTGAACCCCCTCGTGCTCGGTTCTATCTTCGAGATCGGCAAGACGCTGCTGGACCGCTTCGTACCTGATCCGTCAGCCAAGCAGGCTGCCGAAATGGAACTGGTCCGCATGGCCGCCGATGGCGAACTCAAGCAAATCATCGCGCAGCTTGAGATCAACGCCCGCGAGGCCACACACGCTTCAGTCTGGGTGTCCGGCTGGCGCCCTGCGTTTGGATGGTGCGGTGCAGCAGGGTTTCTCTACGCCACCATCGGCCAGCCCGTGCTGGCGTGGGTCGGCGCGATTCGTGGCTGGCCTGCGCCGCCCGAACTGAACCTCGACCTGCTGTGGGTCGTCGTCACGGGGCTGCTGGGCATCGGTGGATTGCGCTCGGTCGAGAAGATCAAGGGCGTAGCAACCAAATAATCAACACAGCCGCCCAGTACATTAGCACCACCAGCGCCAACATCTTCATGTCCATGCTGTACTTCGGCGGGTGATCGCGGCCTTGGCGGCAAGTACCTTCATCGCAACAGTTCACGGCGCGTCTCCAGTTCGATCAGCAGTTCGATGTAGTGCTTGGCTTTCTCTAGGTCTGCAAGGCCGTTTTTTACGCGCCATCTACATAGGTACTTTATCGCGTTGGCCTCGCAGAACGGGATACTGTTGGCGTGGATGAACTCGATGGGCTGGATCGGCAGACTCTTGTAGTGGTCGCCGTCCACTTGCTTGTCTAGGCTGCTCATAACGCCCGCGCCTCACGCAGCAACTCCTGACGCTCCCTGACCGCCCGCAACGTCGTATAGCGCTGGTGCAGCCGCTCCAGTACGGACAGGCGCTTGCTGCCCTCGCGCTCCTTCGTCAGCAGATCCAGTACCTGCTGTTCCGACAGAAGCGCCAGTTCCTTATTCAGTGACCGCCAGGTGTGCAATTTTCTTCTCCAAGGTTGTGATGCGCGTGTCCAGCTTCGTAAGCGCCCGGTCGGCGCGGTTGCGGACTAGGGTCCATTGACGCCGCTCTTTCTTCGCGGCCTTCAGTTTTGCAAGGTAAAGTTTTATCACTTTAGTTCCTCCAGCGCAATGTCGCTGATCGCTCTCTTGTCCTTGAGCGCGGCCCAGATGCGCTCATCAATGGTCTTGTTGGTCATGAGGACATAGCACCAGACGGGATGGCGCTGCCCGCTGCGGTGCAGACGTCCGACAGTCTGCTCGTAAAGCTCAAGGCTCCACGGCAGGGACAGAAAGACCATGTGGCAGCCTCCGTGCTGCAAGTTAAGGCCGTGACCTGCGGATTTCGGGTGCACTGCCAGTAATCGAACCTTGCCAGCGTTCCATCGTCCAATGGCGTCAGGGTCGTCCAGTACGGTGAGGTGCGGGTAACGTCGCTTGAGTTCTTCAAGTTCTTCCTTGTAGTTGTAGACCAGTAAGGTGTTGGCCTGCTGGTTCTCGTTAAGCAATTCATCAAGCCGGTCGAACTTGTGACTGCTGAACCACACGGCGCTCTGCGTGGTGTTGAACTTGCTAGGCCGCGCCGGGTCGGCTTGTTTGCGGGTGTCGTACACAAACCCGCCGGCCATCTGTTGCAACTTGCCCGTCACGACCGCCGCGTTGGCGGCAATCGCCTTGGCCGAGTCGAATTCCACCACGAAGTCCTTCTTCATCTTCTCGTAGTGCGTGCGGTCCATCTCGCAGCGCAACTCGACCGTGTGCAGCGGCGGCAGCATGTTGGTGTACAGACCGCCCTGTAGCAGATAGGTGGCGGGCTTGATCTTTGCCATCACCTGTTCCAGCGCACCCTTGCGCGGTGCCCAGTCGCCGTACTCCCGGTTCAGACAGACGAAGTACTGCTGCAAGAACGCACCCTTGCTGCGGCCCAGAAGGGTCTGGTCGATGATCTTGCACTGCCCGAAGCAGTCCTCCAGACCGTTGCTGGTGAACGAGCCGGTCAGGCCCCAGCGGATCGGCCAGTCGAGGATCTTGTGTAGTGCCTTGAACCGTTTGCCGGAAGGAGACTTGAGCCGTGTCAGTTCATCAAACACCACCGCGTCGAAGTTCAGCGTCTGTTCACACAGCCACTGCAAGTTGTCATAGTTGGTCACCACGACCTGAGCCGGGCCTGTCAGGGCGGCCATACGGGCGGTGGGTGAGCCGACGGCGACGGCGAGCGTCAGAGCGGGCGCCCACTTCGGCTGCTCGACAGGCCAGACATCGGTACAGACGCGCTTGGGGGCCAGCACGAGGAACCTGTGGGCCACACCCTCGCGGATGGCGTCTTGCATGGCCGTGAGCGTGATGGCCGTCTTGCCGGCACCTACTGGCGCCAGGATCATGGCGCGATCGTTGGCGAACAGGAAGTCAGCGGCTTCTTCTTGATAGGGTCTTAGCATGACGTTGGTGCCGGGGATTACGCGCCCCGGCACGCGATCAGGTCACGACCACAGGAGAGCAAGCAGTCGCTCTGACTGCCTCCGTTGGAGCACGGTGGGCTGGCTTTCATTCTTCTTCCTTGGGCGGCTCAATCGTAAGGGTGGACTCAGGCACTTCAACTGTCCACCACCGCCCTCCGCAGTCGTCACAGCGCCGACGCCGACGCAGCCAACCATACGGGCCTTGGCGCGTCTCGACGACCTTGCTGGATGTGTGTTCGCAGGTCATTGAGCCACCCGATAGTCTTTGAACACCATTCCCTTGCTGGCGTCGCCTACTTTGCACGGCTTGACCCAGACGCGCTTGCCACTGGGCTTGATCGTGCGCCAATGGCCGCGACGATCGTGCAGGCGAGGCGAGGCGTGCGTGCCACCCTGCGGCTCTGCCTTGCTGGCCCACGGCTTGATCTCAACGGTACGCCAGTCAAAGGAAACCGCTGGCTTGCCTTTCTCCTTACGCTTGCGGTTCAGAAATGTGTCGCGGACAACCAGCATATGAGCCTCTGATTTGCGCTCAGACAGTTTGACTAGGATGGCGCAGATCAGGCGAAAGACTGGTCTGACATCTTCTTGTGAGATGTCGCCGTCTTTCCGGTAATACCGTAGACCGTCATCGGTCTTGACGTAGGCAAAAGGTTCCATGAATTTGCCGTGCCACATTGACGCGCCGCCGACTGCCACGGTGTCCGTGCCTTGTGAAAGCCACAGGGCGAAGTCCTTCCCTGTCTGGTCGTAACCGACAAAGCCTGTCCGAGGGAAGGGCAGGTTCAATACGAGGTCCACGGACACTGGTCCGCCGTCCCATCGCTCCATTGGGCCAACGTCAAACCACATAGCCGTTTCAGGCTCAGGGGCCATGCGGACCGCTTTCTGAATGAGTGGGGTCATTCCAGCACCTCCCGCCCGTCAATTCGGGCCTTAATTTCCTCAGCCATTGCTGCGTCGCGCAGCTTGCTGGGGTTGGTTTTACGAAGCACTCTGATAGCAATCGCGCAGAACGTCTCAATGTGCGCCATGTGCTCCTCTGTGCGCGGGTCAACTACACGGCTTCCGATACCGATCTCATCTCGAATCCAGCCAATAGATGCCATCAGATCGGCGACTACGCCTTCAAGGTCAGACCTAGCTCTCATATCCAGCTCGCTGCGATGTCGCGGCGGATGGTGGGTTTGTGCTCCAGTCGTGCCAGCTCGCGGGCCTTGGCCTCACGGCGTCTGCGGTTCTTTTCTTCGGCCGTGATCGGCAGCGGTCGGGGTGCGTCCGTCTTGCCCAGGCCGTAGAAGGTGACGGGCTTGACGCCGGTCGGTTCGTAATGGGAGATGCAGACGCGCGCAGTATCACGCAGATGCTTGATGACGTTGTTCGTCGTAGACCGGGACACGCCCAAGCCTTGTCTGAGTTGCTCGGTCGTCATGGGGCCGTCGCGCAGCAGCGACAGCACGCGATCACTGAGACTCACTTGTTCTTCTCCTTCAGCGCGGCCTCGACAGCCCGAGCAATCTCATGCCCGAACTCTTCGGTCGTCGCGTAGATATTCGCGCGTTCTTCATCCGTCAGCCCCTGCCACTCGCGTTCAGACAACGCACACCAGTGTGTGTTGCCACTGGTGCGGATGTACTCGCAACGCTGCTCCGGCTGCTCCAGAGCGGTGCAAAGGGCGGTGATGGCTCGGTCATGGAGAATCCAAGGCATACTACCCTCGCTGATTTTTGGTCTGGTTCTTTTCAACGCATCCAGCGCCTGTTGCATCACTTCTCTCATTTTCTTTTCCTTGGCAGTGGCGACCACGCCACGAAGTTACTGTCATCCACCCAATCGCCAATGGCCGCGACGCCCCCGCTAGTCAAGATCAACAGCTTGACCCCGCGAGGTGGTGGCTCCTGCTCGGGATCTCGCCAGTAGACTTCGCCGCTGGCTGCGGGCATCACTGTGTTTTCACTCATAGGTAGGCTTCAATGAAGGCTTGCGCGACTTGCGGGACGATGGCGTTACCGTAGGCGCGCAGTCGTCCCACTCGATTGGTAACCCCATGAGCCAGCGGGAATGTGCCGGGTTCAACTGGCCGCCACTTTCCATCCCGGCAGTAGAGCCAGTCAGCATCTCTCCAGTGGCCGTTAGTCGGGCGGGGCTTGCTTCTGCTGCCGCTCCAGGCAACTTCAGCACCTTCTTGTCGTGGTTCCCTTGACTGTAGGCATATTTGCTGCCCGTTGTATCGTTCACCACTGGTGTCGGCCACCCGGTCAGCGTTGACGCCATCCCCAGCGTCATCCCAAATCCGTTGTGGCCATGTCCGTACCTCGCTTTCTCTTCCGCTCGCCGCTGCTCCCAACGAGAGTCCGTATCGTTTTGCGGCCCCGCGTTCGGCGTCGGCCACCCAATAGAGTCGTTGTCGGATGTGCGGTGCGCCGACGCCCGCAGCGCACAGATCGGCCGCCCCGAAGGCGTAACCCTCACCTTCCAGGTCAGCCGAAACAGCGTCGAGCCAAGCGAGGCCAGCCGGACTTGCAACCTGCTCGCCAAACACGATTGCAGGTCGGCACTCGCTGATGAGCCGGAACCACTCGGGCCACA